CGTGTTTATCGTGACCATTCAGGTGGACACGGCGGCAGACATCCCCGAGGCGCGTGAGAGCTGGTCGGCTGGCAGCATGTGCATGATCGCGGACACGCACACCTATAAGGTGCTCAATTCGGAAGGGGAGTGGGTATAGTGGCAGTTGACACGATAGCACGCATGATGGCGCTCGATGCGGCACAGAAGGGCGGCGGTTCTGGTGGCTCCTACACCAAAGCGGAGACGGATGAGCTGCTTGACGGCAAGGTCAATGTGGAAACCGGCAAGGGACTTTCTGAGAACGATTATACGAACGCTGATAAGGCAAAGCTTGACGGTATCGAGACAGGTGCAGAAGCGAATGTACAGGCTGACTGGACGCAGACGGATACGACAGCGGATGACTATATTAAGAACAAACCGACCATCACAGACGTGAATGACGCTGTGCTGACCATCCAGAAAAACGGCACGGCAGTTGGCACGTTCTCAGCGAATGCGGCAACGGCAGCGACTATCAACATCACCGTTCCTGTGGATGCGGCAGACGTGGATGCTCTGCCGGACACCACAAAATATGGAGCATCTATGGTGCTCAGCATCGACAGCAGCACATATGTTGTGACTGCGGCGCTGAAAGATCAGGACGGCAACACACTCGGCAAGGCGCAAACTATCGACCTTCCTCTGGAAACTGTCGTTGTTGGTGGTTCGTATGATGATACAACGAAGAAGGTCATTCTGACTCTGAAAAACGGAAATACGATTGATTTCTCGGTTGCAGACCTCGTGGCAGGCTTGCAGACGGAAATCACGTCCACGAACAAGCTTGACGCTGATTTGGTGGACGATACCACATCGGTGCATAAGTTTGTCACGGCGGCGGATAAGGCGGATTGGAATGCAAAATCGGATTTTAGCGGTAGTTATAACGACCTCACGGATAAGCCTACGATTCCAACGCCTGTGACGGTAGACCAAACCTATGATGGGACATCTGCGAATCCGCAGAGCGGTGTTGCAATCAACAGTGTGATCGGCAACATCAATGCCATACTAGAGGAGGTGCTGTAAATGCCGAATACAATCGCAGAAAATCTTACGAGATTGCAAACAGCTCGGACGGACATTGCAAATGCGATCACGACGATGGGCGGGACGGTTGCTTCCGAAGACGGGTTTGAGGACTTTCCAGCAGGGATTCTTGGGATTCCGGTGGGGGGAGAAGATATTCAATTTTCACATGTGATTGGCTATACCTGTAGTTCAAGTTCAACCACTTCTGATGCATTGAATGTGTATAGCCCATCTTCATGCACCATTTTCGGCGCTACTACTAGTTCAATACCGTCTATCACAATTCCGATCATCACTACAAATTCTAATGTCTTTATATGCATCCCAGTTCATATTGGCATGGGCTCCTCAAAAACAGCGTCTATATCGTATAACATACCGTCAGGTTTTCCATCAAAATATGGGTATAAAGCAAACACCATGACCTTGCATTCCTATTATAACCTTCCTGGTATGGGGAGCTGCACGGTCAGCGCTTCAAAATTCAATTTTTCCGTAGGTAGTGTAATGTTCGCTAACCAATTCGGCGACTTTATTCTTAAGTTTGATAAAACGTAAGGAGGTCATTTTATGAAAGGTATTGACGTAAGTTATTCGCAGAAGAACGTTGACTGGAACGCTGTCAAGGCGGCGGGGCGCGGCGATTTTGCGATGATCCGAGCCGGATACGGTAGGTACATCTCGCAGAAGGATGAGCAGTTCGAGAACCACTACGCTGGCGCAAAGGCTGCTGGGATCCCGGTCGGCGCATACTGGTATTCTTACGCCACCACGCCTGACGAAGCACGGCAGGAGGCAAAGGTTTGCTTGGAGGTCATTCGCGGCAAGACGTTCGAGTTCCCGATCTGGTTTGACATGGAGGAGCAGTCTGCGTTCGACACTGGCAGAGCGAACTGCTCTGCGATGATCCGCGCGTTCTGTGATGAGATTGAAGCCGCTGGCTATTTTGCGGGGCTGTATATTAGTGCAGAGCCGTTCAAATCCTGCACGGAGGAGAGCATCCGCACCCGGTACGCGCTGTGGCTGGCTGACTGGCGCGGCAGACTGCATTATGACGGCGCGGTCGGCATCTGGCAGTCAAGCGAGACCGGTCGTGTGGACGGTGTTCGCGGCAAAGTTGACCTTGATGAGTGCTATGTGGACTACCCGTCTATTATTGTCAATGGCGGGTTCAATGGTTTCCCGAAACCGGAGCCGCTGCCGTACACGCCTGGGATGACCAATGCCGACGCTGCGAATGTATCGTATGCCAACGGCATGACGGCGGGTGACGTTCAAACGCTCCTCCGGTGGGTCGCTGAGAAAGGTGCCGGGAATTATCCTGACACCGAGGATGGGTTCGGGAAGTTCCTGAACGAGAATACTTGACGTGAAAAGACCCCGGCAGAGCGGTTCGCTCTGACCGGGGTTTTGTCTTTTCAACAGCTTTGAACGTGGAAACCCTGTGGATTCCACAATTTCACCGTGGAGAATTTCTTGAATTCTTTCAGGTATTTCGCCGATTGCAATGATGGACGAGGTGTGGTATACTTGTATTTGGGTTCGGGAATTTCCCGGATACTACTAAAATTTTATGCTCTACATGAAGCCGCCCTGCCCCTGATCTTGGGGGTGGGGTGGTTTTATTATTGCTAGGCGGATTTTGCAGGATGGTGGATGGTCGTACATACCAAGGGGAATGCACTCCCGCAATCCACGATATGTACGCCTATGTTGAGGTCATAAGACCCGTCAGCATGGGCGTAAATTTTTACCATACTGCGGACGATATCATGCAGGTCGGTGCTCCAGTCCTCGGCGCAGTGCTGGAAATACGCTGCGATCTTCTTCGGGTCAACGGGGCGCTTCGGGTTCTTCCGACCGATGATATCCTCCAGCTCCGACTTGCGTACGCGCAGCCTGAACATTTCCTGCTGGAGCTCCGGATAATCCAATCCCTTCAGGATCGCCTTTGTGCCGTTCGCAAGCTGTGCCTCAACATCGGCAAGCTCGATGCGCTCCTCCTTCAGATCATCCGCGGCATTGTTGATCTGATCGGCGATCTTCTGCGCCATCTCCTCAAAATCAAGCGCCAGCAGGTACATTTTGAGCTGCTGCACTGCGAAGGTCTCCACCTCGTCCGCATTCAGATTTGCGGCGTTGCAGGTGTGGTTCCTGTACTTCGTGCCGCACGAATAATAGCGGTTCTCATAGACCTTGCCGTCCTTTGTGCGCCGGGTCGAGGTGTGCCCGACAAACGTCCCGCCGCACTCACAGCACCCGATCAAGCCGGACAGCAGATATTCCCGTTTCGCCTTGTTTACGGCATTTCTCTTTTTATCGCTCATTCTTGTCTGCACCTTCTCCCAGGTCGCTTTGTCAATAATCGGCGGGATCGCGCCCTCGATCCGCACCGCATTCTCGTTCGGGATCTTCCCCGCATACTTTCCCATGATCCTCTGATGAATTTTGCACCAGCTATAAACGCCGATATAGCGCTCATTCTTCAAAATGGAATGGAGCGAATTGCTTCCCAGCACACGCCCTCGCTTACCCCTGACCTCGCCAATTTCGGTGAGAATGTCGCGGTAGCTCCTCCCGTCCGCGTACATCGCAAAAATCGTGCGCACGATGCCCGCCTCGGCGGGATTGATGATATACTGCCCGTCCCTGACATCATAGCCGAGCGGGGGATAGCCGCCGAGGAACTGCCCGTTTTTCGCCTTGGTCGCGATGCTGTCGATGGACTTCTGACGGCTTGTGAGGACATGGTGCTGCCCCAGTCCGACGGTGATCAGCTCCGTCAGATAATCCGCCGGGTTGAGAATGTCGCCGAGCTTGTCCTCCACGGCAATGACCTCGATGCCGAGCAGCGCCATCTCCCGCCGGAACCCGAACCAGTCGGAGACGTCCCGGCTGCCGCGGCTGATGTCGTAGACCACGACTGCGGAGAATTCGTGCCGTCTCGCGGCTGCGCAAAGCTCCTGAAAGGCGGGGCGGTCGGTATTCGTTCCGGAATACGCCTCGTCCGTGAAGCAGGCTGTGATCGTGATTTCGTGCGCCTTGCAGAACTCCTCGATCTTGCGCATCTGGTACTCGATGGAGCTGTGCGTCTGGTTGTCAGTGCTGTACCGCGCATAGGCGGCAGCGGTCAGATGTTTCATAAAAATCCTCCTTGCATTTTTTTGGAGGATGTGGTATACTTAACTTGTGGGGTGTGCTGTATACCACAGCCTCCTTTACTTGCCCGCTTCGGTGCTGGAACACCGTTGCGGGCTTTTTTTGTATCCAGTCTGTGCAAAAATGCACAAGCTGAAATCATAGTGACCGAACATGTCGGGATTTCCGGCATGTTCATTTAGAACCAATTAGTTCAGCAATTCCATTCCTGCCTTCTTCTGTCAGATAAAAGCCCTTTGCAGCAAAGCCGTGTTCATCTGTATGTTCAAATGGTGCGAACCAACCTTTTTCAACATATTTTTCGGATGGAGCAAGGGTTGAAGGGCTGCCTTTGGTAGCTTTTGTTACTCGAATAAAACCGTTTCTATCAAGAATGTCAATTAAATTGCGGCATTTTAAGCTGTTTCCATAGTCGAAAAGCTGTTTTCGGAGATTGCCAACACACATGCCTTCGTGAGTTCGCTTTGCTGTCTTTATTTCTTCTGCTACCTGAATGAGATACTCCGGTTCTTTGGATACTCTTTCAAGCACTTCATCTGACAGGTAGGCTCCGTGGCGTCTGATGGATGGAAGTACTTCATGTGTCACCCATCGCTTGAAGGCTTTTGCTGCCGGTAGCTTACTTGAAAATATCAGGGAGTAAACACCGGCTTCGTTGATGATGACAGCTTCCTGCTTGCCTCCGGGGGTGTCCAAAATAGACACCCCTTTGTCATCTTCATCAACATGCTCACGAATTGCTTTTGCAGTTTCTTTGTAGCCAAGCATATCAGCAACATCTTTTCCAACAAACCAAGGCTCTCCGTCTTGGTACAGCGTTCTGACAGTGCCGAGCATCTCATTCTCAAAAATTGTGATCTGATTATCCATGATGTTCTCCTTTCAGGGGGTGTCTGAATCGCGACGGTATTCCCCATGCCTCTCAGAGCGCATAGCAAGCGTTCTGAGGGGTGTTTCTTTTTGAGGAATCCGTTTACTCTGGAAGTTCGGCAATGCCAATCACACGCCCTCTGCACACGATCTCGCCGTCCTCCGGGTAGATATTCGGATAATCCGGATTGATAGATATTAGATAGTGCTCGCCCTTTTGCTTGATGAAACCTTTTCCGTTCTGCATGAACAGACCGACCTGTCCGATCTCGACATCATCGGCAAGCACGACCAGCACCAGATCACCGTCATGATACTCCGGCAGCATCGAATTACCGTCCACCTCGACAGCGAAATCAGCCCGCTCCGCCTCATCGGTCTGGAGCACCTTGACACGTTCCCACTGGTCGTGGTCGGAAAGATCGTAACCGGCACCGGCGGCAGCCTTGTTGATGTGCTTGCGGACCGTCATGATGATGGGGCGTGGCTGCTCCTGTACACGGCGTGCTCTGGCAGCATCGGCAAGCTGTACGAGCACGCCGAGGATGACAGCCCGCACATCCTCTGGCAGGCTCATATACTTGGCAAAGACCTCCTGCTCGTCCTCCGGGCTGAGGTTGACCTCACCGAAGGGATCAGGGGCGGGCTCCCGTCCGAGCAGATAGTCGGTAGTTACGCCGTAGTAATCAGCAAATTGGTTAATCAGTGAAATATTTGGCTCGCGTTCTCCAGCCTCATAGCTGGAGTAGGTACGACCCGCGACACCAAAAAGTTTCGCCGATTCGGCAATTGTCAGCCCTCTGCCCTTTCGTAATTCTTTTAAAGTATCACCAATCATGTTGGCACCTCCTTTCAATTTCATCATAGCACAAAACGTGCGATATGTCAAGTGCAGGAAATTACGTTTTCAAGTTTTGTGCAATGTAACTAAGCCGTATAAGCACGATTTGTGCAACTATACAAAAGCACAAAATGTGCAATTTTTATATTGACAGGTTGCACAGAACGTGCTATACTTAAACTGTACCCGGTACAAACCCTACGGAAAAATGATACAGGAGGCGGGACTATGACAAAAATCGAGAAAACAAGAATGGAAAAGCTGGTGCTCAGGCAGAAGACGCTCAAAGCCGAGATCAGGGCTACGATTGAACAGCCGATTTGACGATCTGTCAGAAACGGCAAAGCGGAGATTCGATCAGCATTACGGCGAGTGCATCGGTATCGAGGATGCGCTCAGACTGCTGGAAATCCCGTTTGAGAGCGTGGACGATTGAGGAAGGCTCCTGCGCCGTCGAGCCTATAATCGGCGGCAGCCCAGACCCCGGTACAATTACGCACAAAAGGAGTTGAAAAGCTCCTCTCCGTTTGCATACATCGCGCCGCTGCCGGAGATCGTCAGGACTCCGTCCTCGAGTCGCCACGTTACGTTCTCACCGCATACCCCCTCAGACGCGGCGAAT